CGGTGGAGATAAAGGACGGGACGACCGATGCCCGCGCCGTGGTAGATGCCGCTGGTGAGCTGTCCGTGGTCCAGCGGGGCGAGACGGGCATAATCGCCGGGGCCGTGACCGTGGGGGCCGCTGAGGTCCTCCTGGCCGTGGGTGTAGCCACCCTGGCCAACCGCCGCATACTCCGGGTGTATAACAACTCGGCTGCGATCATCTACGTCGGGCCGACGGGAGTCCTCACCACCTCGGGCTATCCGATACTCCCCAACGGCTCCGAGGTATTCTACGGCGCGGTCAACCTGTACGGGATAGCGGCGGGTGCCGGTAATAACGTGCGGGTGGTGGAGAGCGCGTAATGGGTGTCTATGCCTCCCCTTCCGGCTTGCTCATAGCCGAACGTGATCCCACCCTGGCTCTGTATCCCATAGCCATAAACGACTTCGCTGCGGGGCAATTCTTGAACGCGCAGACCAACGTCAACGCTACGATGGCGGGCGGCTCAACCCTGCTAGGTCAGGCCAAGTACCGCAACGACTTCCAACGCCTCACCTCGACCTGCCCCACCCTCGGCTACCGCGCCGCCCCCGCATGGACGAATCTGGACTATGCCCTTGACCCCGACAACCCCAGCGCAGAAGGCGGGACGGTGGGAACGCACACGGCAACCGGGGTACATCATATGGATGTCATGGCTACCGATTCCTGGCACGGCTCCCGTTGTTTTCGCCTCATAGTCAATGCCCCGGCTCCGACCTTCGACACCGACCTCATGGCGGTAACAGCCGCTTCTACGCAGTACACCACCGCCGCGATGGTCAAGGCCACGGCGGGAAGGACGATACGGGCAAGCCTCATCGGCGACACATCGGGGGCGACACCCACAGACTTTCCTGCTACGGGCAACTGGCAACTGGTGTACGTCACCAAGACCTTCGCGGCTGGCGACACCACCTCCCGCGACCGCTCGATTCTTCTCACCGATGGTCAAGTGGGTGACACCTTCCTCGTGGATGCGGTTATCACGGTGGCGGGCAGTACGGTTCCCATGTTCGAGGAATCCGAGTGTGTGGCAACCTCCTGTACGTTCCCCACGCCCTTTACCGCTGGGGAGCCTGTGAGCTTCCTTTTCTTCGTGTGGACACCGTGGGCGGGGAATGACGGGGTGACGCGTTTCCTGTTTTCGATGGGCAACCCTGCCGCCGCTAACTCGATGTTCATCCGCAAGACCAACACTAATGTCCTAAACTTCAATATCTATGATGCGGCGGGTGCGGTAAGGGGATGTACGGAAGCGGTTGATGCCACCGATTGGCCCGCTGGGACAATGAAGGTTATTGCTGCTTCAAGGGATGCTGCGGGAAATATGCTCGCATATCTGGGTGGGACGGCTTTCACCACGCAAAATGCAGGTGCGGGTTCGGGGCTAATGGGAGCAGCAGCGGCAACAATATACTTCGGCAACCGTGGCGCAGGGTTAGACCCCCTCAACGGCCTCATCCTCCCCTTCACCTACAGGGGCGTGGCATGGGGGGATGAGGAGTGTGAGTACTACAGCACCCTGCAAGCCCCACCGCCGAGGGCAAGGAGGGTGGCGTAGATGGAAATCCGCATAACCCGCGTAGAGCAGATAGGCCCGACGGTGGGGGTATGGGGGGAAGACGACAAAGGCAACCCCTGCTTCACCCAACACATCAACCAGGAGCCGGACGAGACCGGCATCTTCTCCATGCTGCTGACCGACCTGCTGGCCCCGGAGGTAGAGGAAAAGCCGGGGGAGCCTGCATCAATCCGTACACCAGTTGTAGAAACGATGGACGCCTTAGAACCCGCCCCCATACCGCAGGCCAAACTGGACGCGGCCAGGGCGGTCGTAGAGAAATACAACCTACTGACAGAGAAGCAGAGGCGGTGCTGGTTCCCGGAGGGGGGTGAGCTGATTGCTGAAGATAAGGTTTAAGGAAAACATGTACATCGACGGCATGGGCTACGAGAAGGGCGAAGAGGTGAAGATGGCGAAGTGGCTGGCCCAGGCCTATATCGGGATGGGCGTGGCCGAGATAGCCACCAGGCCCACCCCGCAGAAACCTGCAGAGGAAAAACCGCCGAAGCCGCCCGCGAAGAAACCGGCGAAGAAGGCAGCGAAGAAGAAGGCGAAGTAATGGGGATGAAGCTCGAAGGCGCGGATGGCCTTTCAAAGAAGTTCCAGAAGATAGTGGATAGCGCCAATACGAAGATGGAGGCCGCCGTCACCGTCGGGGCCATGAAGGTGATGAACTCGGCTAAGAGAAAGGCACCCTATAAGACGGGCAACCTCCGCAGTTCCATCCATATCGAGTCCGAGAGTTCGGGCAAGGACGAGGCGGTAGTCCGGGTGGGGACCGACGTGGAGTACGCCCGCCGCATGGAGTTTGGTTTCAGGGGCACGGATTCCCGGGGCCGCAAGTATAACCAGGGGCCCCATGCCTACTTGAGGCCAGCCTTAGACGAGAATAAGGCCGAGGTCAAGCGGGAGATAAAGAGGGCATTGGAGAAGCTGCTGTGATAGAAACCGAGCTGCACACCTGGCTTGTCGCCAACATCGCCGCCGTGGGGGGCAGGGTCCATCCCCGCAAGCTGCCCCAGGAACCCACCTTCCCGGCGCTGACCGTCACCCGCATATCGGGCCTCCCCTGGCCAACCCACGACGGCCCGGTGGGTAAGAGCGATTCGCGCTTTCAGATCTCGTGCTGGGCGCTGGAGAAGAGGGCCGGGGGAACGGGCTATCTCGGAGCGAAGCAGTTAGCCGAGGACCTCCGCCAGGCGCTGGACTGCTACACCGGGGCCATGGGGACGGAGACCATAGAGGCCTGCTTCTGCATGAACATGGTGGATCTGGGGGACGATGAGGCAGAGCTGCAACAGGTGGCCTGTGACTTCCTCATCACCCACACGGAGGCTTAAAAAACAAGAGCTATACAGGCTTTGACATATAGGGCTTCAAGGCCCGGACGTAGGCCGCAGAAGGCGGCCTTTTTATTTGAAGGAGGATAGATAGAAATGGGAGCCCATGCTTTCGGAACGACCATAAAGATCAACGGTGACACCATCGCCGAGCTGGAGAATATCGGCGGCGTGAGCGTGCGGACAGAGATGGCCGATGTGTCTCACCACGCATCGGCTAACGCATTTCGCGAGAGGGTGGCCGGGATGCTCGATGCTGGGGCGGTGCCCATCTCGGGCAACTTCCTGCCGACCGATGCCACGGGGCAGATAGCCCTGCAGGCCCTGCAGCTCACGAGGGGCACGGGGGTATTCGTGATAACCCTCCCTGCGGCCTTCGCCACCACCTTCACCTTCACGGCTTACGTGGAGGAGTGCAAGATCGGCGACTTCCCGATCAACGGCAAGGTGCCCTTCTCGGCGAGCCTCTCCATCACGGGCAAGCCGGTGCTCGCGCTGACTGCCTCCAACAACATCACCGTCCTAACCGTGACGGACGATGTCGGAGCGGCCACGCTCTTCCCGGTCTTCGCCGCCGGCACCCGCGAGTACGTAGTGGTCACCGCTGCGGCAGCCGTCACCTATCACGTCAACGCCACCTTCGCGGCTGGTACCTGCACCCTGGTAGACGGCAACGGCGGTTCGCAGACGCTGACCTCGACGGTGGACTCCAGCGAGATCGCCATCGATGACGCCAGCTTCCATACCGACACCCTGACCGTCCAGGAGGCCGGTAAGGTGGCCGTCGTCTACACGCTCCATATCCAGAACGCATAAGACAGGTCAGAACAGGGGCCGCTCATCCCGGGCGGCCCCTCCTATCCTAAAGGGGGGACAATGTACTCACCGCGCGACACAGAGATGACCATCGATGAGGTGACCTACAAGCTGAGGCTCGACCTCAACGCCCAGTGCCTGTTCGAGGAAAAGAGCGGGAAGAACTTCTACGAGGTGATGAACGACCCGGATTACGTGGCCACCTCGACCGAGGACCGGCTGCTCTTCTGGTGCATGCTGAGAAAACATCACCCCGAGATCACCCTGGAGCAGGCCGGGGAACTCATGGTCGCCACATCATCGGTGATCGAGAAGATGGCCGAGACCATCAGGGCATCCCAGCCCAAGGGGGGAGCCGAAGGGGAGGCCGGGGAGCCCACCCCTACCGGACCGACTGGCTAGCCCTCTGGTCAGTCGGGGTAATCGAACTCGGCCTTTCCCCGGACGAATTCTGGTCGCTTACCATGCGGGAATTCGACGCCCTGGCCGGGCATCACCGCAAGGCCGAGCGCATAAAGGATGTCCGGGCCGCCCTCACCCCCTGGGTCCTCAGCTCCATCTACAGCGAAACACCCCCGACACTCGGGGAATGGATGGACCGCTATATGCCGTGGACGACTGAGAGGCCCGCCAAGCAGACCCCGGAGGAGATGCAGCAGATGTTCATCGCCCTTAACGCCCTACTCGGTGGGGAGGTTACATGTTCGGAGACGCCGTAGATAAACTGTTCGTCCTCATCGGCGCCAAGTCCTCCATGGCGGATGACTTGCGGAAGCCGGAGAAGGACATAGAGGACTTCGAGAATAAGGTAGAGCGGTCCGGCACCGATATGGACCGCCATTACGGGCGTGTCTTCGCCAATATCGCCAAGGCCGCCGCCGTAGGTTTCGCCGCCATGGGCACCGGCATAGTGTTGCTCGGGAAGGGGATGCTGGAAGGCGCGGGGCAGGTCGAGCGCTACTCGGCCATCCTGGAGACCGTCACCGGGTCCGCCGAGACCGCCACCGAGAAGCTGGAATGGCTGCGGGATTTCGCGCAGAAGACGCCCTTCGAGCTTTCGGGCCTCATGGAGGCGGCGACCAAGCTGGAGGCTTACGGCTTCGCCGCAGAGGACTACATGGGGGTCCTGGGTGATACCGCCGCCGCCCTCGGTAAAGACGTGAACGATGCCGTCGAAGCCCTGGCCGACGCCACCATGGGGGAGTTCGAGAGGCTTAAAGAGTTCGGCATCAAGGCCACCACCGAAGGCAGCCAGATAGCCTTCAACTACGTCGATAAAAACGGCCAGCAGCAGAAGGCGCTGGTCGATAAGAACAACCAGGAGATGATCGCCTCCACCCTCTCCGCCATCTGGAACGAGCGTTATGGCGGAGCGATGGAGAAGATGTCCCAGACCTGGGAGGGCATGGTCTCCAACTTAAAGGACGCTTGGTCGGCGGGGCTCGCGGATATCGGCTCCACTATCATGCCGATCATGAAGCCCTACCTGGAGGACCTCATCGAGTTTGTGGGCGGTGACTCTTTTAAGGGCGCCCTCTCTGAAGTGGCGATAGCGTTTGCAGATATAGCCTCTGCGGGTATGGAGGCTTTTGAATCTCTCTCCCCCCTCTTGGCGGACGTGGCACGGCTGGTAGGGGATATCGCCGAGGAGTTTTCCCCAGTGATCTCCGAGATCATCAGCCGTATCTCTGATATCTTCGGCGAGGTCATGGATCAGATAGAGTCAAGCGGGCTCATCGATGCCCTGGCCGAGTTAGCCGGGATCTTGGCCGAAGGTCTTTTAGATACGCTCGAAAGCATCGTCCCGCTGGCCGTCCCCCTCCTCGACCTCTTTGTCTCCATCCTCACCCCCATAGCGGAGTTGGCCGTGAACGCAGGACTGTTCCAAATAGCTCTGGGGGCCATCGTCGCTATCAAGCTGGCCTCGTGGGCCTCGGATGCAATCGGCGGGATCATGAAACTGGCAAAGGGTATCGGGGACGCCGCCACGGGAGCCGCGAGCCTCGGCAATATGTTCGTAGCCGGCGGAGCGCTCATCGTGGGAGTCGCATACTGGGCTTCCACCATGGAGACAACCGGCGAAGAGGTGGAGGGAACGCTCGACAATATCGAGGCGGCTTGGGAGGACCTGACCCGCACCGAGCGGCGGGAGACCCTGGCCCAACTGGAGATCTTCCAGGAACAGATGGCGGCTCTGGGGTGGTTGAACGACGAGGAAATGGCCGACCTCGATGAGCGCATAAACCACATGAGGGGAGCGCTCGAGACCAACATCGAAGACGTGAACGCCTATTACGAGGACCATAAAAAATATATGGACCTGGTGGCCGAGGGGACCGAAATCGACCTGCAACAGATGGAGGATAACTTCAAGACCCACGGCGCCAATATGGTGGCCGAAGGGGGCAATATCCCGAAGACCATATTGGAAGAGTTTGAAGGGGCCTCCCCTGAAATCCTTCAGACTCTTGGCTGGATGCTCGACGGGGCCATCGGCAAAATCCGCGAGACTGTGGATATGACCGATGAGGAAGCCAAGGAATTCGGCAAGGTACTTACCGAATACGTCGCCAAGGTCGGGGGGGATCTGGGCACGCTCAGCGAGGCGGACTATCAGGCGATAGCCAGCCTGACCGGCCTCACCGTCGGGGAAGTAAAATCAGCCATAGCCACCATGGTCGAGGGCGCTGGCCCGGCCATGAGCGAAGTGAGTAGTATAACCCGCACGGAGATAGGCGGTCTGCAGGCCTGGCTTGACGGCCACCCCCTCTATATCCGGCGTATTGTGCAGAGCATCGGGGAAGATGTAGCGGACACCTTGATACCGCACAAAGGCGGCCTCATCATGCACGGAGGAGGCATCGCCACTATCCGGGCTCATTCCGGCTATCTCGCCCCCAACGAGGTCCCGGCCATCCTGGAAAGGGGCGAGCACGTCACCCGGGCCACATCTGTGAACGCCAGGACCCTCCCGGTACTGCAGACCATAAACGCCACGGGCAAAGTCCCCGGGGGTGCCATCTTTAACATCACCAACCTCAACCTCCCTGGCGTCCGTGACCCCCAGCAGTTCGAGGCATGGGCGGTGCGTAAAACACAGGAGGCAGCGATGATGGAGGCGACACACTGATGGCCAACACACTCGAATTCGTCACCCCCGCGCTCGCCACCTCGCTCGATATCTCCTCCTATCTGGAGGACGGCACCCATATCCCCCTCCCCTCCCGAAATTCCATATGGGCGGGAAATATCACCGCCGACGGCAGCAACTACATCACCGGCAAATATGAGCTGATACCCGTCGACCTGGCCCTCAAGGTCACGGGCGCGACAAAAGCAGACTTAGACGATAACCTGAGGGCGGTCATAGCGGAGATCACCAAGAAGAACATCCTCAAGTGGCAGCCCGAGGGGGCCACCGGCCCCATCTATTACCGCACTTACCCCTACGACACCGCCGAGGCACAGACCTACCTGTCCAAGGCGTACCGCGACCAGCTCACCGTCTACCCCTTCACCATCACGCTCATGGCCGACCCGTTCGCATGGGGCGCCGAGCAGACCATCTCCCCCGTCTCCAACCTCGTACCCAACTGGGGCATGGAATCCGCAGGCGGTGGAGGTGAACCCATAGCCGACTGGACGAAGACCGAGGGAGACGCCAACGCCCATGTCACCCAGGACACCGACGCGGGGGACTTCCTCATGGGTCTGGCCTCGGTCAACCTCACCTCCCGAGATGCGGATGCGGAGCTTGAGACCACCGACTACATCACCATCGACAAGGACAAGCATTATTGTATATTCTTCTGCTACAACCAGGAGTCGGGGACGCTCGACAAGCTCACCTGCGAGATAGACCAGTATGACGCGGGGAACGTCATCGGCACGACTAACACCTTTACCCCCACCGTCACCGCCCTGGACAACTGGTATTCTTTCACCGATATCATGTACCCCGACGGCACGGGCGGGAACGACTGGGATGCAGACGCAGCCAAGTGCAAAATCCGCTTCAGGTGCAACGGCGACAACGCCGGGGACGATGAGGTCTACTACGTCGACGCCATTATCTTCACCTGCTCCGAGTACCTCTCGGGTCATGTCCTCTCCAACCCCCTCGGTATCTGCATCCCCTCCACCGCCGTCTCGGGCGATGTCCCTGCCCCTTGTGATATCTACATAAACAAGCTGGAGGACGGCCTCGACCAGACGATGGGGATATACATCGGGGGGCGCAAGAATTATAGTGACGACTTCGTCCCCTACGGTGCGGCGGCATCGGGGACGGTGGCATATGGGTGGCTGGCTAACCAGAACGATTACAGGACGCAGGTTCTCTCGGATGAGATACTGATGTCCGGGGCGGCTTGGTACGGCGGTTTCGAGGACTGGACAGGTTCTGCCATCCTCCCCAACTTCACGGGATGGACGGAGGCAAGGGACACCAACGGGTACATCTTCGCCGTCACCGATGCGAAATATGGGGACTATGCCCTATGGAGCGGCGTGGCTGATTTCACCACTACTCGCACGAACACCATCCTCTCCGAAGAAGAGGCCGTGAACGGCATGGGCGTGGCGGATTATGTACTTTCATTCTGGTATAAGCTCTATCAAACAGCGGGATACGGAAGGCTTCTCGTGGAGGTGTTTTGTTATGACGCTGGACACGGTGCTACTGCCCCCGACCGCCTGACGGTCTTCGACACCGATATCGCAGTCTGGAATTACCGCAAGGAAACGATTGCCATAGATTCCCTCGACTGGCCTGCGGGGACGGTCTTTGTAAAAGTTAAGTTCTCGATGTCGGGGAGGGCCATACATCCATTTGAGCAACCTTGGCGATATTTTTATGACGCCGTCTACCTCGACCACATACGTATGCGTCCCGCCTCCGCCCCGAACGTCCTCACCACCTCCTTCGACCTTGATACCATCAACGGCTTCGTCAAGCCCTTCTGTCACATGAAGCTCGCCGCCTCGGAGTCAGACCTTGAGTTCGGCTTGCAGGGGAACCTCTCGGACGGAGCCAGCGACATCACGCCGCTAGAGGGGATAGCCTCGGCGCAAGAGATAGCGGTTTACAACGTGTGGAGGTATGTGGACGCTCCCGCTGCATTTGAGATACCCAATGTCCGAATATCCGACAACGCCGACATCACCCTGTTCGACCAGGAGTTCAGCATGGACATAGAGGGACTGGACTCAGGCTCAACGCCGATGTCGTTAGATGACCTGGTTTTACTACCCATCGACAACGGCTACTGCGCTATCCCCGGTGCGGAGACGAACCTCCACTACATCATCGACTGCCAGAGTGAGATGCCGGGGGTAATGATGTCTGATGACGGGAGTATCGACAAAGCCGCTTGGTTCTCGGGGGCGTCCGTCTCCCGCAGGTTCCACCTCGACCCACAAGAAGGCAGCAACCTCGCCATCCTCATGCGCTCCCAGTATTTGTATAACGAGGCGGGGGTGTTCCTCGCGGACGTCAGCATAAAGTACCGTCCACGATTCCTACTCGCACCATAGGGGAGAACCTTCCGTGAACATAGAAATCCTAGACCCTCACGGCTCCAAACGGTTCGTCTCCTGGGAGGGTAACGAGTACATGGGGCTCACCTTCTCAAGTGAGATACCGGGGGGCATGATATCCTGCACCTTCGACGTCCCCACGGAGTACCACTATCCCCACAGGTGGGCGGACGTCTATAACCAAGTCGAGGTATATAACGACCGCGCCGTGAACGTGTGGAGCGGTTACATCTACGGCATGGAAAGGTACTGGGGGGACTCCTCGGGGATACGGGTGGACTGTGTGGGATACGTCAGCAAGTTTAACCAACTGGTAGTCGCCGCCAACCTCTCGAACGAGAAAGGCTCGACTTACATAAACGACCACATCCTAGACCACGACGAGGTCATCGATTGGATAAGCGAGGGCAAGGTGGACACGGGGGACTACACCATCCCCGGCATCTTGGAGCTTGTGCCGTGGTCGTATATGCGAGATGCGCTCGACCGCATCATAGAGTACAACCAGGACATCTACAACTTCTACGTCCGCAACAAAGCCCTGTACTTCGTCCCCAAAGAGACAGCCGCCACGCTTGAGACCTCCACCGAATACTGCACCGGGTCACTCAGGACAGACCTTGAGGAGTTTTCAAACCTCGTCTGCTACTCCTACCGCGATGATGATGGTGTGGTGCAGAGGAGCTTCCAGGCCGACACGGATACTGCCTACCCGATAACCAACCTCATCGAGTCCTACTCGGACAATATGAGCGGGGCGCAGGCGTTGACGGCGGCACTCGCCTCGCTGAACCGCCACAAAGTTCTCGGTGCTACGGGTGGGGTCACCGTATCCAAGGTGTGGTCACTCGGCGGGGCGGAAGTCCCGATATCCGAGGTGTTCCCCGGGCAGGTCATCCACATAGCGGGATTGGTGAGCGCGAAGGCATCACCGTCTGAGGTGTACGTCTCGAACGAGGTCGATACATGGGAGATACGGTCGGTGAAGTACAACCATGACGCGCAGACCATAGACATCAGCCCCGGCAGGCTACCGTACTCGATGGAGAGACAACTCGCGGGGGTGCGGAAGTGAGAAGGTTTGAACCCGTAGGCAACCACGCGAGGCTCAACTACTACCAGCCGGGGGCGCTCATCCACAGGGGCTTCGTGGTGTGCGATACCAACCCCACATCAAACCTCACGACCCTGGACGCCTGGACGACCGTCACCGACGGGGTAAAGTCCATGTCGCTCGCATACACACCCCCGGTCGATGCGGTGGCGGAGGTCACGGCGAAGATAGCCGCCTATCACACGACACAGTATGAGCCGGTGCAGTTCTCCATTTACCAGGGGGCCAGCTCGATAAGCTACATGACCTGGAAGATGGACCACAAGGACACGGTGGAGATATACGAGTGGAGTACCACCCCCCGCGAGCTTGTGGGCGGCACGGCCTACACCTTCACCTGTAAATACTACGTTTCCAACATCACCCTCACTTTAGTGGGGGCGGAGATGTACAGCTACTTCAAGATAATGGTGCGGAGGAAGCCATGACGTGGGCGCTGGCGTGGGGGACCACAATCTACTATTGGAGGAAGCGATGAGCGAGTACGGTTGGATAAAAGAGATAACGGCGGCGGCGGCGATAATCCTCTTCTGCTACTTTCTCCTTCGAGCCATAATCTCCCGCGCCGACACTTTGACCAAGGCCGTCCTCGACCGCTCCCGCGAGGACTCCGCCACCATCAAGGAGATGGCGGACGACATCTCGGGGACGCTGGTGGAGATAGAGCAGTCGATGAGCGGCAGGGACCAGATAATCATAAACCACATGGAACACTTCGAGACGGCGATGGAGAGGATGGAGGAATCCCAGGAGAGGATAGCCAGCATACTCGACCGCGTCTGCGATGAGTTCGACATCAACGGCGACTACAGGAGAAAGCCGTGAGTAAAGCATCCATGCTCATACCGAGGGAAGCGTGGGGAGCGTCGCCTCCCGACTATCCCGTTATCCGCGTCAACTACAAAGACCTGTTCATCGTCCACCACTCGGGCAGTAAAGGATACTGGCCCACGGCGGCGGAGGAGATAGCGGCCATGAGGGGATGGCAGGCATACCACCAAGGGACGGGCGCGGACATCTACTACGGCGCCGTCATCTTCCCCAGCGGGCGGGCCTACGAGGGACGGCAAGGTGGGTGGTGGGTGAACAACGGTGCGGCTTACGGCTGCAACCAGCGTGGGTTCGGCGCGTGTATCGCGGGCGACTTCACCGATGAGCTGCCCACCGTGGAGGCTCTTAATACCCTGGTGCATCTCGGCTTAGAGGCTAGGAACGAGCTTCACATATCGCCTGACCTTTACTGGGGCCACCGGGACTGCTTCATCTGCGACGACCGCAACCGGGGTAATGAGTGCCCCGGCGAGATGCTTTACGACTGGCTGCCCGTGCTCCGAAAAACGATGGCGACGGTGCAGCCGGAAAAGGAAGGGGATGATGACGTGATAGATTTTGAGAAGCAGTCGCTGCAGGAGAAAGGTCAGGGGATACTCGCCGACAATGAGGTGGACGTATGGACGGCCTTTGCGGCGGGCAGCGACTACCTCCACGCCCGGGCGAACCATGGCGCGAAATGTAAGGTCATGGCGTTTGCGGCGGACGTGAGTACGGGCAACGTGTTCGGCCCCGAGGTCTGGGAGTTGGGCGCGTACGCTGGTTCGATACGGCGACTGTCTGAACTGGTTTTCGGTACCCGCGATTCCGGTGACTACTGGGTATCCCTCCACATGCTCCCCGATGACTCGGCCTGTTTCCGGGGGTTTGTGAGGGCGTGATGAAAACCCCCTCCTGGGACGAGTATATCGAGCTAGGAGAGAAGCCGAAGGCGGGCACCCCCATCAGGTGCTTGAACTGCGGCAAGGTCTTTAAGCTCCCGCCCCAGACCGGCATCAAGAAATACTGCGGCGACACCTGTAAAGACCAGTACAGGACGAAGCAAAAGAAGCGGCCCCTGTTCGATGTGACCTGCCCTATCTGCGGCAAGAAATGGCAGGCCCCCAACAGGCGCTTCAAGCTCTGCTCCGATGAGTGCCGCAGGGAGAACGCCCGCAGGCACAACGCCAGGAAAAACCAGAACCGGCCCGAGCTGACCCCCGATGAGGTCATAAAGCAACGAGACCTGATCGCCTACGAGCGCCAGGTGAGAGAGGGAACGGGCAGGACGGCGATACTGGCGGACCTTCTGGCCGATGCGGTCAAGCGGGTCAACGAGAAGGACATCAAGCCCCAGCCGGTGAAGCGGAGGAGCAAGCGCGACAAGGAGACCATGGTGCTCCTGCGCTCCGACTGGCACCCGGGCATCATCACCCCCTCCTATAACCTCGACGTATTCCATCGGCGCGTAGAGATGTTGACCGAGAAAGTCATCCTTTTCCGCGACATCATCTCCGAGACCATCCCCATAGAAAAACTCGTCATCATCGACCTGGGGGATATGATATCGGGGCAGGACATCTACCCCGGCCAGGCGTGGAAGAGCGAGAAGCATGTCCTTGAGCAGATCTACCACGAGGCCAGCCCCGCCGTCATCCGGCAAAACCTGACCTTCCTCGAATACTTCCCCCTGGTGGAGGAGCACTCGATTCCCGGCAATCATGGCAGGACGGGGAAGTACGCGCCCCTTGAGGTCAATTTCGACAACGTGCTCGCGCAGGACATCTACCGCCGTTTCGAGTTCGTCAAGCGGTTCGGCATGTATATCGAGTGGGACTGGTGGAAGTACGTGGATATCTACGGCTGGCGCTTCCTGGCCCTGCACGGCAACCAGCTCCGGGGTTACCTCAACATACCCTTCTATAATATCGTCACCAAGGGCATGAGGTGGCAGGGGAGCATGCCGGGTGGTCCCTGGCATTGCCTGGTACATGGTCACTGGCACGTGCCCTTCATCATGCCCTGGAACAACTTCCGCATCGTGAGCAACGGTACCCTGGTATCGGATGACGAGTTCGCCCTCCGCGAGCTGGGCATGTCCTCCACGCCGGCGCAGCAGTTCTTCATGGTACATCCAGACCACATCAAGACGTTGGGGACGGAGATAGAGCTGCTGGAAGAGGCGGCCTGACCCGTGTCCTTAAATAAAGTCACATGACCTTTTTCCCGACCAACCGCAAAGGGGGTGAAACATGGACGCCAACTACATCGAGTTCATCGGAGCCTGCATGGTGGCGATTTTTTTTCTGATAGCCATACTGAAACAGGCTATCCCGTGGCTTGCCGATGGGGGGAGCCGCTACATCCCCCTCATCGCCCTGGCCCTCGGGGTGGGGGTCGCTATCTACGCAGGGCAAAAGTGGGACCTCTCCTGGCTTGAGGTGCTCATCTCGGTAGTGATCCCGGCCCTCGGCTCAAGTGGTCTGCACAGCTATTACAACGAAGCACGGGGTAAATTATAGAGACTGTCCCCCCTCCCGCTTCCCGGATTCACCCCCCGGGGGGCGGGACCTTTTTTATTTGTTTTCCCTTGCGTTCAAGCAGAGACGCTTCCCCATACAGGTTCGGTTACAATAAAAGTTGATCTGACCCAGCTTGCTTTTCGCCTTGAAGTTCCTCAATTCTTTGTCAAAGGGTTTACCACAGTACGCGCAGACCAACCTTATCATTGTACGACCGCGAGCGTGAATGGATGGATGCTCAGACCTGCTTGATAATTCAAGGTTGCTCGGATCATTGTTAAATGGGTTGGTGTCTTTATGGTGTACTAGTTCCCCGGGTTCGAGCTTGCGCCCTAGCAGTTCAGACATTACTAGGCGGTGCTCTAAGATGACTCCGTTGGAATATGCCATCGGGTGCCCCTTATAACCACAGACCTGCTTATACCTTGATCCCATAAACCAACCCCCCTGGTTATATTTCAGTGTACTTATCGGCCCTTCCGTAGCACTTATCAACAGGGTACTTCTTCGCGTTCTTCGCCAGTTTGTCGGCTACCGCCCCCTCAACTGAGATATTCAAATCATGCGCCAGGGTGATGAGGTAGATGTAGATGTCGGCGATCTCCTCCGCCACCCTTTCTTTGTCCGCTTCCTCCGCCCATTGGTAGAGTTCTAACAACTCAGCGGCCTCGATACAGATAGAGGCTGCGAGGTTACGGGGGGTATGGTATTGTTTCCAGTCGCGGGCGTTGCGGAAGTGGATGATGTTGGTTTCAAATATCATATCGTTATCCCCTCGGCTATCGTCCCGAACTCATCATCAACATCATCGAAAAGCTGGGCGGGGTTCTCTATTTCATGTTCCATATTCTTTAACGCTTGGCGGTAATAGGATGGTTTGAGTTCTATCCCTATTCCCCGCCGCCCTAGTTCCTTCGCCACATAGACCTCGGAACCAACCCCCATAAACGGCGTCAATACGATGTTGCCGGGGTTGCTCCAAAGGATGATGACCCTCTCGATGATGTCGAGTTGGAGGGGGTGAACGTGTTTCTCGTCTTCCTCATCCCTCGATTCGCGGAAGGGCAGGACATGATTGGGGCGTATATCATCCCAAAAGGCTGCGGCGTATTGTCTCCATATCCAATGCGAGTAGCGGTTTTCTATCTGGTTCCCATCCCACCCCTTATACTTCAACAATTCTGCGGGGACATTCCTCGCACCGGCATAATCCGTAAAGCCCCGCGGGTGAGCTATCGGTTCGGGGTTCTCCCCGCGCTTGCGGAACACCAGCAGGTAGTCGGCGGCGGCATTGCTGCACCTGGAAGCATCGTCCACGATCTGTTTGTGGGCGAGGCACTTCGCCATCGTTCGGTTCCTTACCGTGAAGGCATCCTTCCACACCGCATATCTAGCGACATATAGCCATTTTTCCTTCTCGTGCGCTCGGATAACATCACCCGTGAAGTCAATCATACTGTCGTTCCCCGTGTTCCCCGTGGGGATGTCGGCGCAATGTACGGCGGTCATGCGGCCAGGCATCGTCACTCGGTAGAGTTCGCGCAGGATATAACTATAGTGGTTAAAGAAGTCCTCGTAGCTATCGCAGTTGGACAGATCCCGCTCCGAGCTTGAGTAGTGGTAGAGTCCACCAAAGGGCGGGGAATATACCGAAAGGTGTATTTTGTCCCCGGTTATTTTAGGCAGGACCTCCATACAGTCTCCGCAATAGAGGGCGTATCTATCGGTTATCTTCTGGTCCCTTATAGCCATGCCGGGATAACCTCCTTTTCCGTGAAATCATCATCTCGCCTTATGGACTTGCTCTCGTTCATAAACTCCACCAGCCTTGAGAACATCTCATCCGCAGCCCTGGATTTAGATTGCAGGTTCTCAAGTACCCGTCGCTCTCCACTGGTGGTTACCACATCAACGGTAACGGTATCCTTTTGGCCAAACCTCCAACATCGTCTAATCGCTTGGTAATACTGTTCAAAGCTGTGAGATGGGAATAAAACGACATGGGCACAATGCTGGAAGTTGAGCCCCCACCCACCTATCTTGGGCTTGGTTATGAGGACCCGGATATTACCACTAGCGAAGTCCAATAGTTTACTTTCCTTGGATTCATCGCTATCGGCGCCGCTCACCTCCACCGCATCGGGGATAATGTTTTTAAGCATCTTGCCCTCGTCATTGAGGTGGCACCATACTAGAGCGGGCTTATCATGGTCCACCAATTCCGCTACCTTCTCACACCTCTCGGAGATACTGCGTTTCCTCTCATCCCGTTGTTCTCTCAGGTCGAAGGCATCAACGGTGAATAGCCTCCCATCGGGGGGCTTGAGGGTTTCAACAACATGGATGTTTTCGATTAGGGGCTTTAAAATAAAGTCATCATCGTTAAAGCCGAGGTCAGACGGGCGCCTAAATGATAACGCCCAGGAACACACCCACCGCCAGAAGGGTATCTCGGCGTGGCCCTTTAACCTCCAATCCATCACCTTGCCGTAACATCTACCCAAGCCCGAGGTATTACGGTCGTTCTTAAAAAAGCGATTGAGCATATCCATATATCCAAGGTATCCGAGCGCTTCAGAAGAGGTCCCCAGTTCGGTATAGTCATTGGGCGCAGCCGTGGCGGTGCATAACAACCGATAGGGCAGTTTCCGCATGAAGGTGGTTATCTCCTGGCGGTACTTCCCGTTGAAGGACTTTAGTATGCTGGACTCATCGCATACCACGGCGCTGAAGTCGGAAGGTGAGAAGTAATGAAGGCGCTCGTAGTTGGTGATGGTTATTGGGTGAATCGTGCCATCGCCAGAACGGTGGGCCTCTATGCCGAACTTCTCCGCTTCTCTGATGGTCTGATATGACACCGCCAGGGGGGTTAGCACCAATACATTCCCCGGCACCAACTCAGCCCATGATAGCTGTATGGGGGTCTTGCCCAAGCCACAGTCGGCGAATACCGCCGCCCTTCCCTTGCGACAAGCCCACGCTACCGTTTCCCGCTGGAAGTCGAAGAGCATCGGGTTAAGGGATTCTGCATCGACCTGAAACCCGCTATCGTTGTTGGCCTGTGCCTTCGAGACTATAAAATCCCGGTAGTCCAATTTAACCTCCTTCTCTATGGTGCTTGACAATCCCATTCTATAGGGCTATATTTATCTTGTCAACATAAAGTTAACGGGGCAGGAAGGGATGAACGATGCAGATTAGGACTGACTTACCGCTACTGATGGCTAACCGCGATATGACCCAGACAGAGCTTTCCGAGATAACGGGCATTCCCCGTGTTTACATCGTCTATATCGTTGGCGGCAAGATGCTGCCAGATGATACACAGCTAGAGAAGATATGCCAAGCGCTCAAGGTAACATCAGACATGATATATCCCGACCCAGCGATGAGGGATATATTGGCGGGGGATAAGCCGGAGAGGCACAGAAAATCAAGGGCCGCGTCAGCCCTCCACGAGGCGAGAAGGGAGGCGCGCCGTGGCCAGAAGGCTTGAGCGCTCCATCATGAGGGACTACTGGCTCGGGCGAGGCCGCTTCTCCAAGGCGGCCATGTCCCGCCGCATGACCTTCTCCGTTCCTATTGATTCCGGTAGCGCGGGGGCGGCTTCAACCGAAACCCCGAAAGGAGATTCCCCCGTCGAGGCGGTCCCCGCGCATCCAATAAAGGAGGGGCTATGACCACCTGCCGACTGTGCGGGGCCAACTCCCCCAGGGCCTATTGCTCCGACTGTACCGAGAGGCTGTATGAGCTGAAGCGCGACTGGGCCGAGATCATCCACGAGCTGACCGAGGAGGTCTGCGCCCGCGCCCGCGCGGCCTTCCAGGACCTAGAGGAAAGGGAGACGGCGCCGGTGGCCCTGGAGGTGCTGGCCGAGGCGCTGCACGCGATGAGCCTGCCGGAGTACCGCCGCCTGAACTACCAACTCTCCCGGATATGGGGGGAACTGAGGGGGACAAGGGAAGACGAGAAAAGTGAAGGCTTGCTGGGGAAGTAATCCCAGCACCGATTTAAGGGGTGAACAGTCGATGGCAATCAACGGACTTACCGAGAGGCGCCGCCTCCCCAGAGCCGGGAAGATCAGGCTCGGGGAGAAGCGCATCAGCCAGAAGTCGGGCAACCCATACCCGGCTGCTACGGATTATTTCGTCTGGCCCGATGAGTACAAGGAGGCCCTGACGGAGCTGTTCGGGGAAAAGGCGCGGGAGATGGATATCATGTTCCCCACTGAGGACCTCGAGCAGATATCCCCTCAGTACCTCCGGAGGTACGGCACGTCCGGCCTGCTGTGCCGGGGGGACGGGGTTATGGCCGAGTGCGTGAACCAGGAGACGGGGGAGTGGGTAGAGATCGAGTGCAACCCGGAAGAGTGCCCCTACTTCAGCCCGTCGGACCCGTCCAAAAAGAGCTGCAGACAGGTACTAAACCTGCGCTTCATAATCCCGCAGCTTATCTCGGAGGGCGTGTGGCAGCTTGATACGTCGAGCTATAACTCGATCATCGCCGTCAATTCCGCGATCGACTATATCCGAGGATTAATTGGCAGGGTGTCCATGATACCCTTGAGGCTCCGGGTTATCCCCCGCGAGGTACAGCCCGATGGCAAGAAAAAGATCGTCTATGTCCTGGACCTCAAACTCGGTGCGCAACTCGGCTTGCGGGAGCTGCAGGCGCTGGCCCAGGCGGGAGACCGACCGCTCCTTGCGCTTCCCTCCCTGGATGACCATGTACCCCCTGATGATCTCTTCCCGGTGGAGGCTTCTTCTTTTGCCAACTCAAATGAGGAGCAGGAAGAGGAGGTGGAGACCTCCCCCGATCTCGCCGGCGACCTCGAGGCCAAGGAGGAGACACCCTCCCAGCTGGACTCAGACATCGCCGATCTGGTAGCAGAGCTTCGCCTCAAGCCCGCCCAGGTGACCCTCAGGTGGAAGAAGGTGCAGGGGGACAAGGAGGCCATGCTCGAACTGTTAACCGCAGAGTATGATAGTAACGGTAAGCAGCCGGGGGAATCCCCTAAGCCCTCCAACCCGGAGGCACATACGCCGCCTTCACGGCCCGACAGTACGCCATCTCCCCCGGCTGCATCTAAAAAAACGGGGTGGCTGATATGAGACTGGAACACGCCTCATATTCCGCCCTTAACCTCTATGGCCAGTGCCCCTTGCGCTTCAAGATAGAGCGGGTGGAGAAGCGCAAGGCCCCGGACACCCCGCCGCTCAGGATAGGTTCGGCTGTCCACGCGGGGATAGCCGCCTACATCCGCCACCTGCAGGAGGATAACCTGCAGACCGACATCACCTGGTCGGATGAGGCTCTTGAGGCCGCAGCAGCCGCGATGAAGGCGGAGAAGCGCACCCTTTCGGCGGACGAGTGGGAGGAAGTGGGGCAGATATTCGCATCCTTCATATCCTCCCACATGTTCGACCCGTCCTGCATCGCCGAGGTCGAGAAGCGGGAGAAGATACCCCTGGATGGCCTGGCCTTCTGGACCGTGATCGACTTCTTGGAAGTGGAGGACGGCCAGGCGAAGCTCAGGGACTGGAAAAGCTCGTGGCGGGTCCCCTCCCAGGCCGAGGTCAGCAAGGACTTCCAGCTCCGGGTTTACGCCTGGGCGGTGAATAAGCTGTACGGCTTCGACAAGGTCCGCTGCGCCCTGGACTTCGTGCGGCACGGGGCGGTGAGGGAAGTCATGATAGGCCCGGAGGATATAGCCGCCACCGAGAAGCGCATCCTTGAGACCATAGAGGCCATCGAGGCCGAGACCGAGTGGGCGCCCACCCCCGGTTCCCATTGTTCATATTGCCCTTGGGCGTCAGGGTGCCCGGCAGTAGAAGGAGATGACCCGGAGGAACTGGCGGGGCTCATCCTGGTCCTGGAGGCACAGCTCCGGGAGGCGCAGGCGAAGCTCAAGGCATATTGCGTGGAACATGGCCCCGTTGTAGTGGGAGGGGAACGGTTCTCCTATTTCGACAGCCATGGCCTGAAGGCTACGGACGTCATCGCCGTCTCCCGCTTCATAGAAATGCGCGGGCTCGACCCTGCCGCCTACTTCTCCATCAACAACAAGAAGCTGCAGCCACTGTTGCGCGACAAGGTGTTTGCGGCGGAGATAGAACCCTACACGGAAGAGACGATATCCACGTCGTTCCGGCACAAAAAGGCGGGTGGGGATTGATGGTTTTTACTAGGCCTGGCGCGGCAGGAACGGCCCGGCCTGGCCGGGCGAGGCATGGCGCGGCGGGGCCGGGCTTGGCAAGGCGTGGCAGGGCATTTAATTAAAAAGGGGTGAGAGAGATGGCGAGTAAAAACGTGGAGACGCTGGCAATCACGCCGCCTAATTTTGGGGTGGTGGAACTGGGGATAGAGGGCATGGCGCCCTATGTCCAGCTCAAGTTCAGCGCAAAGGCAAAGGGCGCGATGAGGGAGAAGATGGAAGCTGGCTCTCAGGGGAAGAAGGGCAACAAGAAAACCGCCCGGGACTTCGATGATGATTACCGGCAGGCCCTTCATCAGAGCGCTGACGGATGGTACGGGATACCATCAATGGCAATCAAGGACGCAATGGTGACGGCTTGCTCTCTCCCCGCAGTGGACTTCCACATGACGAAGGCTCGTATGGCCCTATTCCTGGAGCAGGACGGGGTGGACGCCGAGGATGGTACGCCGCTTATCAAAATCAAGGGCGCCCCGGAAGCAGTTACCCATCATGTACGCAACGCGACGGGCGTAGCTGATCTGCGCGTCCGGGCCATGTGGCGCGAATGGTCCGCCACGGTTCGTATCCGATTCGACCAGGACACCTTCAGCCTACAGGACGTAGTGAACCTGCTGTCCCGTGCTGGGATGCAGGTCGGTATAGGTGAAGGCCGCCCCGCCTCGAAGAAAAGTAAGTGCGGTATGGGGTGGGGCATGTTCCAAGTAAAGGGGGAAGAAACATGAGCGTGTTTGATGAACTGGAAAAATTATCTCGGAAACACAAGGGGGCATTACGGCCTAGAGATGTGGTTAATTTTGCACGCGATCCAAAGACGGCGCTGCATGAGCATTTTGAGTGGGACGACAATCTAGCGGCGGAAGAATACCGGCTTGAGCAAGCCCGCAAGATAATCCGCGTGCAGATAATCCAGTTAGATGGTCACCCCCTGCCGATAAGGGCCTATGTATCGCTGGAAAAAGACCGGGGCCGAGATAGCTACCGGCCGATAACGCGGGTGCTGGAAGACAAGATGCTGCGGGCTGAGTTGATGGCCCAAGCCCTCAGGGAAGCAAAGGCATGGGCGCTGAGATATGAGCAGCTAGAAGAGTTGGCGGAAGTGTTTTCGGCAATAGAAAAGATAGCATCATGAAGATAACCACCATCAAGCTCAAGGATTTCCGCAACCACCTCGAGACCGAGATAGACCTGGCCCCTCTCACCATCATCAAGGGGAACAACGCAGCGGGCAAGACGAGCATAAGGCACGCGATAGAGGTAGCACTCACCGGTCGGGCCGAGTTCACCGACCGTGGCGGGCGCGGCCTTTCTGACGCCCTCCGGGTGGGAGCGAAAAAAGGGCTGGTCGTCGTTGCCATCGACGAGCTGGGGGAGGTGGCGCGGTCCATCTCCCCCTCCGGCTCTTCGCTCCAGGTATCGGACTGGACCGGCACCGCCACCGCCCAGCAGGACCTTCTCTACTCAAAGCTCGGGGCCGACGCCGACCTTATCGCCGCCCTCCTCAACGTGAGCCAGTTCATCACCCTGCCCCCCCGCGAACAGAAGGAGATGCTTTTCCAACTAGCCCGCCCGGAGATATCCGCGGGCCAGCTCATGGGGGCGGTGAACGACTACGCCGAGTCTCAGGGCGCCGGCAACCTCCTGGACGAGCTGCGGTCGCTCATCGCCACCCCCGAGACCGTCGGCCCGGACTGGCTGGACCAGGCGTACAAGCTCATCTTCGAGGCGCGCAAGGAGGCGAAGAAGGAGAGGGATACCCTTTCTGGCAAGCTGGAGGGGATGGAGGTGGCGGAGGATGTGCCCCCCGCCGGCCAGCTGCCCGAGCTGGAGCGGCAGATAGCCGAGCTGACCACGCTGAGGGAGAACCACTTAAAAAAGGTCGCCGCTGCCGAGGCCGCCGGGGAAAGGCGCGCAAGCCTGGCCGAGCGGGAGCAGAACATCAAAAACAGCATCGAGGCCCTGAGCCTGCCCATGGAGAACTCGGGGGAGGACCCGGAGGAACTCGCGGCTGCCCTGGAAACCCTGGAAGCCAGGCTGGAAGAAGCCAGGCGGGCGAGCTACGAGGTCCAGGGGGAGATAAAAGGGATTGACTCGGCCCTGCCCGCCCTGAAGGACTGGGACGGCTCCTGCCCTCTCGCCCCAGGCCTCATCAAGTGTGCCATAACCGCCACCGAGCGCAAGGCCCTCATTAAGGACCTCGGCACCAAGCGCAAGGCCCTGGTGAAGAACCACGAAAAGGCTATGAAGGAAGCGGCCTCAGTCGAGGGAGAAAAAGAGGAAGTAGCCGAGAGAATAGTCGAGGCCGAACGGACGGAGAAGAACGCCGAGTACCTGGAATCCCTGGAGAAGGAGCTTGAGTCCGTCCAGGCCGAACTGGCCGCGCTCCCCGAGGCGGTGGGGCTGGACCTGGCCCGCTCAGAGATCGCCAGCCTGGCCGAGCGCATCGACCGCGGCAAGGATATAGCCGCCCGCATGAAGGTGGCCGCAGAGGCCGCTGAGAGGGCCGAGAAGGCCGCATCTGAAGCGACAGAGGCAACCGCCCGTGCCGCCCGCCTGGAGCACCTGGCCACCCTGTTCGGCCCCACCGGCATCAAGGCGAAGCTGCTCTCAAAGACCATGGGGGCCGTGATCGAGCGGTCCGCGGAAAACCTCTCCCTCTTGACCGGGGGCCTGTACGAGCTGGACGCCCGGTCCGACCCCGACTTCCATCTCGTCGTCAACGGCACCATCGAGATGCGCCAGCTCTCCACGTCGGAGAGGATGAGGGTAGGGATAGCCTGCGCGGAGGCCCTGGCCCACGCGAGCGGGCTCAGGCTGCTGGTGATAGACGACGTGGAGATCCTCGACGTGGGCAACCGCGGCCTGCTGAGTGAATGGCTGAGGGAGAGGATGGCGGACCACGATACCATTCTCGTCCTCAGCACCGCGGAGGAGGCCCAGGACCCCGGAGTCGAGGGGATAAGGACATACTGGGTCCAGGCCGGGGAAGTCAGGGCTGTGGAGGCCGTGGGGGTGGGGGCATGATCCCGAAAAATTGTCCAGAAAAGTATAAGTGGTGCCCCCTGATAGATGAACCATGCAAAGCAAGTGATTCAAGCAATAGCCCATGTATTTTTTGGAATTATTTGAAGGGGCAAGATGGCTGCATGTTAAAAAACGCCGTTATATCTATCCTTTCTATCGCTAAATCATTGAGGGAGGAGAAAGACATATGAGCACCATGGACGAACTAACCCGGCTTGCCTATGACGTCTGGTTCGCCTCCCCCGCCCCCGGCAGTGATGCCCCCTGGTTCTGCCGGGTCGAGTTCAGGGATGGGGGCGGCAAGCGCAGGATGAGGGGGTGCGTGGGGGACACGTGGGAAGAGGCGGCCCAAAGGACGCTAGGGGACCTGCGGGAGGCACTGGGGGAGATCTCCCATGCCTGACACCCTCATAAACCCCATCTTTCACCTGGCCCTGTTCGGCCTTATCTACCTGTCTGGATACCTGTACCTGCGCGCGAAGGACCGCCGACAAAGCTGACCGGAAGGAGAGGCTTTGAAGGAAGAGCCCCGTCTCTGCGACGACTGCCAGATGCGCCCCGGCATCCGTTACTGCCCCTGCGGCACATGGGTATGCGCTGAGTGTTGGAAGGCGGGACATAGGGACTGTGAGAGATAGGGGGGGAGATGAACGGTAGAGAAGTGGTGTTTTGTAAAGATTGCGTCCATTATGCGGGCGTGTTCGAGGAGGTAGGGTGTACGGGCATACCGATTGTCCACTATCGCTGTGCCCGCAAGGCACGTTTCAAAACCATCTATACAACGGGGACAACCTACCGTACCAACCTTAAATATTGCACACCGAACAGGCGAGGTCATTGTCGCTATTACCAAGCAGTAGGGGAGGTGGAGCAGGTGGATGACATCACCCGCTGCCCCCTATGCGGTCGTGCTGTAAGGGTAGTAGGCGGTGACTCATGGGACGGCCCCGGCGGTAAGACCCGCTACTATGAACCCGCCACCTGCCCCGAGTGCGGGGGGGCATGACCTGGGGATCGGACGGGTGGTATTGCGAGGGGTGTGGGTGGTTTGAGGAGGCAAAGTGATGTCCCGTGTACCGAACGTAAGCAAATCCCTTACAAATCATGCACCCGGTATGCACGATTGCAGGGATAAAACCTTCATTACATATCCGTAAGTATAGGGGGGAAGCTTCGAGTATGCGTATTTATCGGTGCGTAACGATAAACCGGGATTATACTCTAGGGTATAACTTTTAGCGTGTCGCTGAAACACTAGGAGGTAGTGAAAATAAAACTAAGGGTTAGCAAACAGAGAGGGGGATAGATGGCACGTGCTGGATCGTGGATAAAGTTTTACCCGGACGATTGGAACAATGACGTCGCCCTGATGTCGTGCTCCCTGAAGTCGCAAGCGGTGTTTATCCGACTGTTTTCTGTCCTCATAAGGTCCGAACCGTACGGGTTTTTAGTTCAAAATGGATGCAAAATGAATGCAAAACAGCTATCAAACGTACTCGGACTGAACACAAAACAGATTCAAAATGCGCTCGATGAGTTGTTAAAAGCGGGCGTGTTGAAACAGGACAAGAGGGGCATCTATTCCAAGAGAATGGTACTTGACCAGCAGAGACGGGAGCAGGCCCAGGAATATGGTAAGAAGGGTGGGAATCCATGGTTGGTTAAGGGTGGGGTTAAGGGTGGGGTTAACCCTATGGATAACCTAGATACAGAAGCAGATACAGATACAGAAGCAGAAGCAGATACAGAGGGTAAACCTTCCGACCTCTTTTCAGCCATCCCGGAATCCGTAAAGACCAGACTCCGGGGATGGATTCACAACTCCAACGCGGTATGGAATGGGGTGGCCCTGGAGGCCGCGAACGGCACACCCGAGGAATGGTTACTGGCCGCCATAGAAGCCGCCGAGAACGCGAACGCCTGTAAGTGGAGCTACCTCAAGGCGGCGATCGCCGGTATCAAGGCTGACGGAGGCCCGGGGCCGAAGAAGACCAAACCCGCCGGACAACCCGCCTACACCTTCGGCACCCTGAACGCTGTCTGTGCCGTTTGCGGCGTTGAGGATATATGCGAGAAGCGAAACGGAGAATGGCTGTGCGAAAAATGTTATAAGCGGGAGGCCACGGCATGATAACCATCACCTTCGAGGGCAGAATACCATCGAAGAAGAACTCCCGCGTAAAACCCCGCAACTGTAATTTTACAATCCCCTCCCCCGAATACTTCGAGTGGCAGGATTACGCACGTTGGCAGGCCCGGCTCGCCTGGCGAAAGCCGCCAACCGGTAAGCCCGTCACCCTCAGGGTAGTGACATCGTGCCGTAATGACATCGACAACTTGATGACATCGGTGATGGATGCCATGGAGGGGATTATCTATCACGATGATAAACAAGTGGTAACCGTAGGGGGTAAGAAGGTGCCCAAAGACGGGCCGTACATGACGGTCGTGGAAGTGGAGATCATGGATGGCTGAAAACCTCTGCCCCCTTGCCGCTGAATGCCTCACCCGGGACCAGGAGAAGGCTCTGGTGGAGATGAGGCTCATGGAGAGGATAGGCAAGGGTGGCGGCGTGATAAAGCTCTTTTGGGATGGAAGGAGGTGGAAAATAACCATAGTCCGCAAGTGATCGCATAGGGCAGCGTCGAGCCCGAGCGAAACGTGGGGCTCTTACCCTCCGGGGTGGGAGTCCCCTTTTTATGGAGGTGACCTAAAAATGCGAAGACAGCTTATCGCAGGAATGACGGCCCTGGTGCTGCTCCTGTTTATCTGGGCCGTGTTTACCGCTCTTATCCATGGGGCCGAGGTGGAGAAGCTGAAGACCGAGAACGAGTCGCTGGGGCACCAGCTGGCGGAGGCCGTGGAGAAGTTGGCCAGGCTCACGGCCTGGATGGACGAGATGGGACTGCCGATAGAGGTTGAGCTTAAAAAACCGCCCGCCGTAGAGGATGAAGGGGAACCCCTCACCCCCGAGGAGGCTTCGCCGGCCTCCGATTTCTCGGTGGCGGGCCTAACATATTCGGTTCCGCAGCAGGAGCCGCGCGTCGAGATATACCTGGGGTGGCGGGAGAAGTACCCCGAGGGCTATGCCAACCTTATCAGCTGGGGCCGGATGATCCTGCGCGGCGATCCCCTGCCCGACATATTCAGACCGCAGGGGATGGACCCGGCTATGGCGGAGGCCTCCCTCATCGCCCACGCCGGCCACGAGATCGACTGCTATCTCATGCACTACCCCCGCTCCCCACTTAACGGCTATGGGCGGGAGTTCGCTCTGGCGGGAAATAAATACGGGGTGAGCCCCTACCTGCTGGTCGCCCTGACCGCGGCAGAATCGACCTTCGCCACCGACGGCAGCCTGTCCCGCATCAATCACAACGCCTGGGGGATGCTCGGGCCGAACGAGTTTACAAAGGCGGCGGGGATCCCCATCCACAACAGGGGGTGCTGGTGGCCCGACTGGCCCACGGCGATAGACGGCGCGGCTCAATTTCTCAATCACTTCTGGCCCGGCGCACAGACGGCGCATGACTGCCGGGGGTATTGCGCGGGAAATCCCGCTGACTGGTTCAGGAACGTGGAGACGGTGAGAAAGGGAATGGAGGGGTGAGGTGATGCTTTTTAAACGTGCATATGAGAAGGGATACGAGGCCGGCATGAAGGAGGGTGCGAGGATTGCGGTGGATGTGCTGAACGAGACAATAGCCACCCTGGCAAAAAAGGCTGAGGAGGATATCAAGGTGGGCGGGACGGACGAAGGTGAGGACGATGAGGATTGACCCGCACGTACTGGACCGGGCCGCTGAGCGCATGAGGGAAGTAGCTCAGGCCCGCACCGCCTGGCGCGTCACGGCCAAGTTAGGCATGGACCCTCGGCAAGGCAGATATGCCCGCACTTGGATAGGCCCGCTGCCCGTCTTCCTCGGCGCGAACCACCGCTGGCTGGACTGCCGCAACTGGATACTCGGCAGGCCGAAGATGCTGTGTTCAAGGAGGTAAGGTGAATGGATAACAGCAACCTGGCGGCACAAGTCCTACGCTCGCAGGCCATGGCGGGCATGCGGGAGATGATGAAGAGGATGGCCTGGGAGGTCTTCGATGAAGAGATACGGCCGCTGCTGGAGAAGATGGTGAGGGAGGCGGTGGCAGAGGCTATGCAGCCGCAGGTGATCACGGTGGGATTCGAGGGAGAAGAGGTAACGGGCCGCGTAGATGCTGAATGGGTGGTACTTCCCGAACCCGCTCCCCCCGTTGACCCTGACCCCGCGCTGCGCTCGCCCGCTGATGCGGAACCCCTCGAGAAGAAGCGCAGGAGATGGTGGAGGTGAAAAACACGACCATGAACCAGGCGAAGCGGATCCTGGAGACACACTCGGCCGCGGAGATCGCGGCGGCGCTCGACATCAAGAGCGGCAACATCTACCCGCTGCAGTCGGGCAAACGGGTGCTGACTGAGAAGATGGCGGCACGGATAGTGGGCGCGTTCGGTAGCAAAGCGAAAGAGGGCAAGACCGGGGGGAAGGATGTCCCTAAACCACCCCCCACGGAGAAGAACCGCGCCGGCCAGGGGACCAACAATGTAGCCCGGGAGGCGGATGCTTTCCTGGCGGAGATCCACAAACAGGAGGAGCTGGAGAAGTTCGGGTCCATCGCCCGCCATGTTATCTCCAAGGTCGTCAAGGAAGAGGTCCTGCCTGCCCTGAACGAGAAGATAGCACGAGCGATGGATGCGATAAACAACGCCGTTCCCCCTCAACCCATGATGCTCGAGGCGGAGGATGCGCGCTTCCCCGCTGTGCTCATCATCCCCCTCTACCCGGAGCCCGGCGATGAGACCCCTTGAACACGCCCTGGCCGCCCTCGGCCTGCTGGCCCTTTTGTGCATCATCGCTTTCCTCATTGACCAGTTCTACCAAAGGCGGATACGGCCCATCCATTTTCTGATGTGGCAAATTAGGACGTTTAAGGGGGCATTATGACTGCCGCCGCCCTCAGACGCCATGATACCAGGGACAAGCGGATAGAGCGTCTCGAGGCGGAGAATAAACAACTGCGGGACGAGAACCGCAAGCTGAGGGAGAAGCCAGCCTGCACCCCACCGCCCGAGTTCATGGCCGCATACGAGGACGCATGGGACAGAGCCTTCGGCAGGGGGAAGCAGTGGGTGCATGAGTCAACCTGCGGCGGCACCTTCTCAATCAAGCGTCGATCCTTTCGCGGGGTGCTCAAGGATGAGCGTGGGTTGGATGACATACTCATGCTCGACCGGCTATTCCGGGCGTTGGCTATAGCGGTGCGTCTCGAGGCGGGGAGACGGGACGATATAGCTGCATGGCACAAGGACGTAGATCGGCTGACCGGGGGGTGGAGGGAACGATACAAGAAAGGGGCTTGACAGCCGCGAAAACTTATATAACAATTGGGATATTGATACTGACCGGGGAAAGTCTTTCTTTTCTTCCCGGTCTTTTCTTTTCCCGGAACCAAGCGGCGCACCGACTAAAATCAATCACCAGGGCAGGCCAGCCTACAGGGCTCGGGCCGTAAGACCGTAAGAAGGCGACCCCTTCAATTAACATGAGGCCGCGTGCGCCGCTTTAATCTTATGGACGTCCAACCCATACCCAAACCCGTGAGGGTAAAAGACGGAGGCCTGCTCAGTGCATACCGTGAGGCCCATCCCTTTTGCGAGATGTGCGGCAAGCCCGCCTCAAAGACTCCGCACCACCTGGTCAGCCGGGGCTCGGGGGGGCCGGATTCCGAGGACAACGTGGTAAGCCTCTGCCCCTGGTGCCATGCTCGGGCGCACACCGAGGCGGCTTTCGCTCGCAGCGTGGAGGAGACGAAGTGGCGAAGAAGAGGCCGATAGAGTTTATGGCTACGCTGGCTCCCATAGCCACTGCCGTTAAGTTCGACGGCTGCAAGGAGGGGGGCCGGGTGACATTGGAGGTCCCCGAGTCGGACATAGCCGCCCTCGCCATGATGCTGAGGCTGAGGGAGACGGTGTTTAGGGTGACCGTGGAGGAAGTGGAAGACGATGGCGAAGAATGGTAACAACGGCAAGGGCGGCAGGCCCCCCATAACCATACGGTGGGACGAGTTCGAGAAGCTGTGCGCGATGCAATGTACCGAAGAGGAGATAGCGAGCTGGTTCGGCTGTTCCGTCGATACCGTCGAGCGCAGGTGTAAAGAGAAGTATAAAGCCTGTTTTGCGGAGGTATTTGCAGAAAAAAGGGGTGCGGGTAAGGTCAGTCTCAGGCGGGCGCAGTGGCAGGTCGGGGTAAAGGGCAATGTCACCATGCTGATATGGCTCGGCAAACAGTACCTGGGGCAAAAGGACAGGCAGGAGATCGAGCATGGCGGCAACATCGAGGTCCTCTTCCCCGAGAGCATGAAGGATGGCTAGGCTAGACCTCCGCGAATACACCAACCGCAGCTTCGACCCCTTCTTCGCCTGCCGGGCCAGGGAGCTTGTCTGTTACGGGGGGGCGGGTGCAGGCAAGTCCTACGCGGTGGCGCAAAAGCTGATCATGAAGGCCCTACTCTACCCCGGCAGCCGCATCGCCGTCATCCGCAAGTTCGGCCCGAGCCTGAAGAAGACCTGCTGGGAACTGACCATAGGCCTGCTGGACAAGTACGGCATACCGTATAAGCCGAACCTCTCGGACCTCACTATCGAGCTGGGGCAGTCCAAGATGGAGTTCATGCCCGTGGTCAACTCGTCCGGGGAGCCGGCTGAACGCCTGAAGTCCATGACCGACATCACGGACATCTGGGTGGAGGAGGCCACCGAGATCACCCCGGAGGAATACCGCCAGATAAGGCTGAGGCTGAGGGGGGAGGAGCTGACCGAGGGGTACAGGCAGATCGTCCTGTCCTTCAACCCCATCGACCGCAACCATTGGATATACGCCTACTTCTTCGAGGGGGACCGGGGGGAGAAGCAGAAGTATACCTACAAGGATAACCGCTTTATCGACTCGGACTACAAGGCCGAACTTGAAGGGCTCAAGGGCGAGGACGAGATACTCTACCACGTTTACACCCTGGGGGACTGGGGGGTGCTGGGGAAGATCATCTACACCCGCTACGAGATCGCCGAGTTCGACCACCCGGCTGGTTATTACGATGAGCTTCTGGCAGGCTGTGACTTCGGCTTCGTCCACCCCTCGGCGGTGGTGTTCATGGGGCTCAAGGAGAAGACGGCCTATATCATCGATGAGATATACGAGCGCAAGCTGATAACCGCCGAGCTTGTCGACCGCATCGGCGAAAAGCAGGAGGAGCACCGCCTGGCCCCCGCCATCTTCTGCGACTCCGCCGAGCCTGGCCGGATAGAGGAGATGACCCGGGCGGGCCTCAACGTCTGGCCCGCGGACAAGAACGTGGCGGACGGGATAGACACGGTGAAGGGCTACAGGCTCGTCATCCACCCCCGCTGTGTCTCCACCATCCGGGAGATACGGAGCTATGCCCGCAAGAAGGACAGGGCCGGGAACGTGCTTGAGGAGCCGGTGAAGGCGAATGACCATGCTTGCTTATGCGCGGGCACGATGATTGAAACCGATCACGGCGGAGTGCCCATAGAGGACATAAGGCCGGGGGACATGGTGCTGACCCGGAAGGGGTACAGGGCGGTGATCGAATCCGGCATCACGGATATGAGCGCCGAGGTAATGCGCGTTGAGTTTTCTGACGGGAGGGAGCTTACGGGGACTGGCAACCATCCGGTGTATGTCCTTGATAAAGGATATAGCGGATTGCGCGCTTTGCGTTATGGTGATAGCATTGAACCAGTAGAAGTATGGAAGGAAGGATTGGTTCAATGCGCAAGAACGCTACGCGGGGAGAAGTCGTTACCTACAAGGGAATCCGTTTCAGAAGATATCCAGATGCCAAGGACTCGTCTAGCCGAAACTATTTTACACCCGGCATCCAGGATAGACTCAACGGCGTCAAGAGATTGCATCAGGAAATCTGGGAAGATCACCACGGCCCCATACCGCAGGGCTACCATGTCCACCACAAGGACGGCAACCCCCTTAACAATGATATTGAGAACCTTGAGTGCCAGCCTTATGTTGAGCATCTGGGCAACCACCTCAGGGAAAACCCGAGGGAAGTTTCCGAGGCGGCAAGGGCGGCAGCAGCCGAGTGGCACCGGTCAGAAGAGGGACGGGCTTGGCATAGCGAGCTTGGCAAGCTGGCTTGGGAAAATTGCGGTTACGTCCAGAAGGTCTGCGAGCATTGCGGTATCGAATATGAAGAGCCCACAACAGGAGCCCATTCAAGGTTCTGCTCGAATGCCTGTAAGTCTGCTTGGCGCAGGGCCAAGGGGATCGACGATGAAACTAGGATATGCGCGTTCTGCAACCAAGAGTTCATCGTCAACAAATATTCAAAGAAAAGATTCTGCTCTCGTTCATGTGCGGCGAGTGATTACTGGGCTGGGAAGAAAGCCGGTCTATAACCTCTCCGTCGAAGAACCCCACGAGTATTTCGCTAATGGCGTATTGGTCCATAACTGCGATGCTATTCGCTACGCCCTCCACTCCTATGAGCGGGAGATGTTCAAGCGGGGGCAGCAGCAGGCGGCGACGGTAGTGTACGAGGACCGGGTGGAGATAAGCCCGGTGTAGAAATGAAGGGCCGGTATCTTGATCAGAGATACAGGCCCACAGGCGGGGATTCGAACCCCTCAATCGTACGTCTACGAAAGATCGCCGACCGACCCTAACTAGATTGTAATACGTGGGATGCGATTCCATCAACCAGTTTAAGGAGGAAACCATGGCCAAGGGAACGCCGGTAAGGAACGGATCGGGCAGGGGCACAGGCGCCAACCAGGGCCGCGGGGGCTGCAAACCGCCCAGTGGGGGAAGAAAGGGAGCCAACCGTTAATGCCCTCCAAGCGTGAATTGCAGGAAGCCCACCAGGCCGAGATAGAGACGCTTGCCGAATCCTATGGGGTGGAGTATGCCAACCTCACCGAGCGCATAGCATCCCTCGAGCTGGCCCTGGAGGACACGGGCTGGTTTCAGTTGTCCATGGAGGGGGATAGCCAGTTTTCCCGGGCGGGCCTGAGAAAGATCGCCAAGCTCGCCCGCATCTTCTACCTGAAGAACCCCCTCATCCAGCGGGGCGTGGAGGTCCAGGCCTTCTACGTCTTCGGCCAGGGGGTCACCATCTCCGCCGAGGCTGCCCCGGTGAACGAGGTCATACAGCGTTTTGTGACCAGCAGGCGCAACCAGGCCGAGCTGTTCGGGCACCAGCAGATGCTCGCGAAGGAGATAGACCTGCAGGTCGAGGGGAACCAGTTCTTCTGCCTTTTCACCAACCAGGCTAACGGGGACGTGACGGTAAGGACCATCCCCCCGGGTGAGGTCAACCGCATCATCAAGAACCCGGACGACCGCCGGGAGACCTGGTTTTACGAGCGCACCTACAACCGCTCGGGCTTCAACCCCTACTCGGGCGCAGACATGAGCCAGCTGGTGACCGAGTATTATCCCGACATCGGCTATGAGCCGGAGGAGCGGCTGGAGTCCATCGGCGGCAAGCCCATCTACTGGGACCGCCCCGTCTACCAGGTGAAGGAGACCGGGCTGTCGGACATGGACTTCGCGGTCCCCGCGGTCTACTCCGCCCTGGACTGGGCGCGGGCCTACAAGGACTTCCTCAGTGACTGGTCCACCATCGTCCGGGCCTATGCCAAGTTCGCCTGGGCGCTGACCACCAAGGGGGGGACGGCGGGGGTAGCCGCTGGCAAGGCCAAGCTCGATACCACCCTGGGGACGTCTTCAGGGGAGACCAACCCGCCGCCGCTCACCGCTTCCACCTTCATCTCCACCGAGGGGGTCAAGCTGGATGCGGTAAGGACGGGGGGCGCCACCACCTCCGCCCAGGACGGCAGGCGCCTGCTGCTCATGGTGGCCGCCGCCGTGGGCCTGCCGGAGACCTTCTTCGGGGACGTCAGTGTGGGGACGCTCGCCACGGCTAAATCTTTGGACCGTCCGACCGAACTCAAGTTCGTCTCGCGGCAGAAGCTGTGGGCCTCGGTCTTCTCCACTCTCTGCGGGTACGCCATCGTCCAGGCCGTTAAATACGGGGACCTGGACGGCCACCTCGTTTACTCAGAGGACGATGAGGACGAGCCCCCCGGTGTCGAGCTGGGGCCGGACCCCGAAACCGGGGAGGACATGCGGGCCGAGGTCACCTGCGACTTCCCGCCCATCCTGGAGCACGACCCGGACGACGCTATCAAGGCGATAATCTCAGCTGCCACCCTGGACGGGAAAGCCCCCGCGGGGACCATCCCCGACCTGAAGACCCTCTCCCGCATGCTGCTCATAGCCCTGGACGTGGAGAACATAGACCAGCTGCTCGACGACATGTTCCCCGAGGGGGAGCCGGGGGAGGCCGAGCAACAGATGGTGGCGGCGGTAACGGAAATGAGGGACGTCCTTGCTGACGTTAGACGCGCTCTCTCGGCTGACTGAGGCCATAGACGCCTTCCTGGAGGCGGTCTCCCGGGCGGACAAGCTGAGGGTAGTGGAACCTGCCGAGCGCAAGATAGAGAAGCTCATGAGCAGGCTGTTCAGCGAGCAGGGCCGGGTGTTCGCAAGGGAGCACGAGCGCTATAAGGCCGAGTACCCCATGGAGGAATCGGCCCGGGACGAGCTTGAGAAGATCATGGCCGCAGTCTCCGGCGCCACTGCGGAAGAGATGTCTATGGGGCTGGTGGAGATACTGGGACCGGTGATGGACGAGGCGGCCAAGGACTTCATCGCCCAGTTCGGCGCGGAGGACTTCGCCGAGAAAGCCTTCAGTCTCGATAACCCAAAGGCGGTCAAGTTCTTAGAGGACCATGCCGCCAGTATGGTGACGAAGATAGACGCGACCACCCGGGACCAGATGAGGACCCTGCTAACCCACGCCGCCGATGAGGGCTGGTCTTACGGCAAGACGGCCAAGGCCATCAAGGACCGCTTCGACGGCTTCGCGGGCCTAAAGCCCCAGCTTCATATCGAGAGCCGCGCCCACCTGGTAGCGGTGACCGAGTCCAGGATGGCCTATGAGGAAGCCAACCTGCAGACGGCTTTAGGTCTCCAGGCCGCCGGTCTCGAGATGGAGAAGTACTGGATGAACTCGGGCGACTCCCGGGTGAGTGACGGCTGCAGAGATAACACCGCCGCGGGGTGGATACCGATAGATGAGGACTTTCCCTCCGGCGATGCGGCCTCCCCCCGCTTCCCCGGCTGCCGCTGCGACGTCCATTACAGGATGAAGGAGGACTGATGTTCACCCTCGATGACCCGCACCTCAAAGAGGTCGAGGATAAGGAGGCCTGGCTACGGGTGGCCAATGACACCTTCTCCCGGCAGAAGAAGCGCGGGGGCAAGGATGAGATGTGCGAGGCCCTGGCCATAGCTGCCGCGAACGCTCACGTCAAGGAGCTGAGGGAGGCCACATGGACCGCCGCATACATAAACGACCTCCCTGATTCCGCCTTCCTCTACATCGAGCCCGGGGGGGAGAAGGAAGACGGCAAGACCAAACCCCGCAGCCTGCGCCACTTCCCGGTCTATGACGAGGAGGGCAAGCTGGACCTGCCCCACCTCCGTAACGCCCTTGCCCGCATACCCCAGTCCAAGTTGGACGATAAGGCCAAGGCTAAAGCGCAGGCCAAGGCCGATAAGCTGGCCGAGAAAAACCTTTCGAGTCATAAGGAGAGTGCAGAGATGAAGGCAACGCTCAAGGAGGTGGCCGGCCTCAGCGTAAACGAGATGCTGGACCGGCTGCGCTTTGCGGTCAGGGAGAAGGCTGGGGTGGGCCGCACCGATGTTGACGGCCCCTGGGTAAAGGACACCTACGATGATTACCTGGTTTACGAAGTCGACGGCAAGCTCTTCAAGGTGACCTACTCATTCGGCGCGGACCAGCAGCCAACGCTCGGAGATCCCGTCGAGGTGCAAGAGGAAACAGATTACGTGCCGGTTGGAGCGGCCGAGTCAGCCGAGGCGGAGATAGAGGGCGACTTCGTGGCCCTCACCGAGAAGGCCGTATCCGATGACGGCATACTCCCGGTGAAGATCATCGAGCCCGGCTGGGGGGCGTCCGGCTACTACAGCCCGAACGTGCTGGAGAAGGGGGCTGCGGCTTACAAGGCCGGGACGAAGATGTACTGGGACCACCCCACCAGGACTGAGGAGCGGGAGAGGCCGGAGCGCTCCATCAGGGACCTTGCGGCTGAGACCATAGAGGACGCAGCCTGGGACCCCATGGGACCGGACGGTCCGGGGGTCTACGCCAGGGCTAAGGTCTTCGGCCCGTACCGGGACGCCGTGGAGGAGCTGGCCCCGCACATCGGTCTTTCACACCGCGCGCTCGGCACCCGCAAGCTGGGGGAGGCCGAGGGCCGCAAGGGGCCTATCGTGGAGAACATCGTGGCCGTGCGCTCGGTGGACTTCGTCACCACCCCGGGGGCGGGCGGGAAGATCGTGGAGATGTTCGAGGCGGCGAGGAAGGAAGAGGCTAAAGCCCATGACATAGAGTGGGGTGAAATCACGCTTGACGGGATAAAGCGCTCCCGGCCCGACCTCATCGAGTCACTGCGCTCCGAGATCAAGCAGGCCGTATACGCTGAGAAGAAGACCATGGAGGAGGTTAAGCGAATGAACGACGATGAAGTCCGGGAGCTGCAGGAGGCCAAGGCAAACCTCGAAGCGGAAAAGGAAAGCCTGCTCACCGAGGTAGGTCGCCTCCAGGAGGCCGAGACTTTCAGGGCCGCGGAGAAGATCGTCCGTGAAAAGGTCGGTGCTTCCGAGCTGCCCGAGATCACGAAGACCCGGCTCAATGAGAGCCTGGCCAAGAAGCCCATAGTAACCGACGGCAAGCTGGACGAAGAGAAATTCTCGCAGCACGTGGACGAGGCAATCAAGTCCGAAACAGAGTACGTAGCAAAGCTCACGGAATCCGGCAAGGTCAAGGGAATGGGCTCGGGCGGCGGAGAAGGAAACGGCACCCTCAAGGAGTCCCTCACGAAGCTGTATATACGCCAGGGCAAGACGAAGGAAGCCGCCGAGACGCTGGCTGAGGCCGCCGCGAACGCCCGCCGGTAATGGCCGACCCTACCGCTTACGATGCTACCAAGCATGAGGCGGGGGAGGAATGTTCGAGCACGAACGAAGGCCGTTATGTCTCGATCATCGAGTCGGTGCTCACCCACCCCTACCACGACGCCGGGCTTGACCTTGTCCGCAAGGGCGACCCCTGCGTGACCTTCGAGCTGTGCGGGGTGTCCATGGGCACGGCCACCGCTGTCACTGAAGCGGTGAACATCGACACCGAGGGCGTGTGGTGGCTCAACGTCGAAGCCTGGTTCTTCGGCGTGGACATCGACGTGGGCCAAAGGGTCTACATCGACCCCACTACCGCCGTAGTATCGGACGACATAACGGGTATGCCTTTCGGGTGGGCGCTCGGACCCGTTACCTACGAAGAGACCGAGCTGATAGCCGTGAAGGTACATAGTACCGAATGGCTGTTCTGGGTCTTCTGGTGGTTCTTCCAGGAGGAAGGACCCAAGTAACTAAGGAGGAAAATAAATGCCTGCACAGTACCTTGCGACCAACCAAACGGCTGGCAATGAGGCCAGCTCCACCTACGAGGGCCGGCACATCAACATCGAGGAGTCCTACCTCTCCCACCCGTACCACTCGGACGGGTTTGTGGACGCCGGCGACCCGGTGCTCCTGGGTGAGAACATCGTGGGGGTGGCGTTTGCGAGCGCGGCCGCCGCGACCGATCTCATAGCCATCGACACCGAGGGAATCTGGTATCTGAACGTCCTGGGCTGCGTCTCAGACGGTACCAGCGACGGTATCGCCCTGGCCCTGGCTCCCGGTGACCCGGTGTACATCAAGCGCACCCCGGGGACGGATGTCTATATCCTCTCCGGCCAGGCGG